TACCATAAAAGCCATTTCCATGATCTGCTCAAGATCTTCCGGCGTTCCTATCCTCACCTTAACGTCATCAATCATTTTACGCGGCATTGAGATTCCCCTTCAATCTCGGTTGCTAGTCCTTCTTCGGTCCGGGAAGCTTCTTTAATGTATCAATAAGCCTTGCCCGAGCCATTTTGATAAACCTGTCCATCTCATTATGCGCCCGATCAAGGTCGCCAAAGAGACGGGCAAGCGATTCCGGCGTCACAATATACTCGCCACCAGCAGCAACGATCTCCGTCGTCTGGCCTTCCGTATATTCCTGCTGACCGAAGATCTTGTTCATGGCCCTAAACCCGGCCATTGTGTTTCCCTCGCCGTAGGAAGAGACAATATCAGCCGGGATGACATAGCATCCTGACGGCACATTGATATTGAGGTGATCAGTCCTGCCGGCGACGTTGCTATGGATTGGCCCAACATGAACCTTATCCGCCCCACCGCCTTCGGCGCGCGACTGACGAGCCGTATTCAGGGCTGCGGCAATCGCTTGTTTCTGAGGGTGGCCAGCATGGATCATTTCAGAAATATTCCCCGAAATGACCTTCTGTGATTTACCGTGAGCGAGCGGCATGGCTAACCTCAGTCAAGAGAGTAAATGACGTTTATGGACTGGCCTGTCCCGGGATCAATCACAAGTCCCGTCGTAAAGGGCGCATTGATAAAGTAAGTGCCGATCGTCGTCGGCGTTGCAGTGATGACATTAGCCGCTTTGGGATTGAATACCCGTCCTGCTGCGGTCATGCCGCCTGTCGTCACATTTGCGTATGTCACGGTTGTTGACGTCGAGCTTACGATCACTGTTCCTGTTGTATTGTATCCAGCGGGGGCGACGCCTGAGACGATAACCGTGTCACCGGCGTCAAAAGCATATGTTTGACGATATGTGACGGTGGCGTTCACGCCTGTGCCGGAAGTCCCGGTCGTCTGGGGCATGATTGAGTCGTAAACCTTGCCTGACGCGGATCCTGCGATAACAATAGTTGCAGCAATCAGACGTCCTGCCCCGGAGGCGATCTCGGTCCTTGCCGTCACGGTAAGCGATCGATACTCGCCGGAAATTCTGGACGCAAAGTCCGCAACAGCCTCGCCGATGGCGTTTATGCCGACTACGCCGTTTTTGTTAGCTGTAAGGAAGTCGTCTTGTGTAGCCACGTCAGAACTTCCCGTCTTGCTGGACGCGATACCTCATGGCGCCTAGTCGCCAAAAAGAACCAGCATCTGAGCTTTCCATCTTGATGGAAACAAGCCTGCCTCGGAACCTCGGTGTTACGAACTCGGTCGTATTGTTCAGCGTATACGGACCGTAAACCCTTGGGGCGTTTGTCGTTCCATTTGCGTTTATCTCAGATGGATAATCCGCAACATAAAACGTCAGGCTCAGGTCGGCGTCCTGAGATCCGTTATAATAGCCCCATTTCATATCGGGCCAGACCTGATCGACAAACATTTTCATTTCGCCGTCAGAGATGGCAAAATATCCCGTCTGGAAGCTTGACGTCATAGGAAGGCCATCAGCATCTTTTGATGTTTCATGCTGATAAATGAAATTTTCTTCGTCTGTCGGGTCAGTTGGGCCGGCGCCAATCGGCGCGCCAAGAACAGACTCGTTGATCCATGCCGTTCTGGCGAGGGCCCCAAAATCCCACTGATCAAGAGAGACATTATATTTGACGTAATGGCTAACTTCGCCGCCGTTGCTCATTGTCGGGTAATACCAGGATACTTCGCCAAATCGGGAATTGGCGGCAATCCTTATTTTTTGCAGATTTGATGTGTCCAGATCCTGAAAGATCACATCCCATATGGGGCATCTGATGATCTCAACGCCAGATCCGGACATTTTGTAGAACTGGCTCTGTCCCATCCAATAAATAACACCATTCATAGACGTTGCGGCTTTACGGGCGATTAGTCCGCAACCATTGCCGATTTCGTTGAACTGATAGATGTAGGGAGGGCCAACATACTGCATCGCCCAGACAGCAAGGTCAGTCCAGAGAAGCCCCTGTTGCGGCCCTTGTATGCAGCCGACGATCTTTGAGCCTTTGGGGATGCGATACGATCCAGCCTGATTTGTCAGGCTTGCCGTCCAATTGTTGTAGTCATTGACGTCGCACCAGCGAACAAGAAGCTGATCCTGTATGCCGTTAAAAGTCGATCCCCAGGCGATGATTTGCCGCTGAGGCATGGCGACAAAGACGCCATCATTCACCATAGGAGCCTGCGGAATTAGAGAAGCCTGTATTTGGCCTGTCCCCGGAGCCCAGCTAAAGACGGGGCCGCCGACTTGATTGGCAATGAATATTTCGCCCCAATTATCAAGCGTCCAGTCTTCGGCGCTTATCGGGTCGCCTTCGTCAATTCCCGTGGGGGTGGCTCCCGTTCCATAGCCGCCAAAGCCGTATCCGCCAACGCCGTATCCGGTTGAGGCAGGCAAAGCCCCTGGCGTTTTGTAGTAGATAAAATTGACGTTGCCGCCGTTTTGACGGACTGAAGAGGCGAATACAGTGCCGCCGGAAACATATGCGCCGGGGTCGGCCCCGAGGGCATAGGAGACTGTTGTAGATGTTGCAGACGTTACCGTGAAGGCGCCATTGAAGCCTGCAGGTATCGTCGCCGCCACGATTGAAGCGATGACGACAGTGTCGCCGGCGGCTAGAGTATTTGCGCCGGAAAATGTCACGGTAGCCGTTCCGCCGGACCACGTAGCGTTGGAAACAGTAAGTGTCTTGGCGGAATTGTTGGCGTTGATATTGAAGACGCTCGTCGAGACGACTTGCGTAACCTTGTAGTTCCCATAAAGCGTCACGCCAGAAGCGACGACAGGAACAAGAATTGTGAACTCATCTCCAGCCTGAAATCCATGATTGGCAAGCGTAACGCTGACCACGGCTGTCGCGGAAGCAAAATCAAACACAGGAACGGCGCCGCCAGCAGAAACAGAAGACGCCGCCAGAGCAAGAGATCCGTCCTCGTTCTTGGCTTCAATATAAAAATTATCAGTTCCGTCGACGAATGTTGTTGGATAAACGCCAAAAAGGATAAGACCCCCGACGCTCACATATGTTCGAATATACGCAGAGTCGAAGCTGTCTATGCTTGAGCCGGTCGCTGTCACAAGGACATCGGGGCTGCCGGATATGGTGGTAAAAGCAGGCGCTACGCTCTGTTCCTCGCTCCTCGGCGTGATGATCTCGCGCGTTCCTGAATTGATAATGGAAAGGCCGTCTCCAGCCGCAAGAACACCAGGGGCTACATTAGAGACAGCACCGCTTGAAGATGTTGTGTATGTGATCTGATTAGCGCCGGAGGAGGCGACAGTAAACGTCCCGTTTAAGTCGTTATCGCTTAAACCAGAGATAACAATCGTCTCACCGGTCTGATATATATTTGATCCGGAATAAACGATCGTTACGGTGGTCGACGATCTTGTCGCAGACGTTATTACGGATGTTCTGTTCTGGCAGCCGACTCCGAGATATGAATTATTGTTTGTGTCTTCCCATGGCCAAAGAGCGCGGACGGTAGACAGGATCGTGCCGGAAAAGAATTTTGTCCAGCCGCCGAGCTTTTGAACAAGCCCAAGTCCTTGCCGATCGGGAACAAATCGAACAAGCTGTGTTGAAGATATAGCCGCCTCGTTCAGAACAAGCGTTCTGTTCTGGTCCACGCCCGGGGCAAGCTTCAATGTGGCGTGCGGCATTATGTCGCGTCCCAGGTAAGATGCGCTTCTTCAGGCGGCATATGATTTCCCTTGGATATATTCTCACTCGCTTTAATGACTCTTAAATTCCAAGGGGCATGCAGACCTGTAAAGTTATTGCCTTGCAATGGATGGATGTGATCAACATGATGACTTACGCCAGACGTGTCTGACATCATTTTTGCCGCAAAATAAAACCATTGCATTTGCGCCTTTTGCATGCTCGTTAGCCATGATGGTGTTGCCATAATTTTATTCGCCCTACGCATGGAATTTTTTGCGTTTATTTTATAAGAATTTCTGATCCTAGCTTTTGCCTCAAAAAATTTTAATTTTTCTGGATTGTTAGCACGCCATCTTGCCGATTTTATTCTGATTTTATCAAGATTTTTAGCGGAGTAGTTTTTAACGTTTTCACGTTGTTTTTCCATGTTACTTTCGGCCCATTTTTTTCTATAAGACCTCATTAATTCTTTATTTTCTTCTCTCCATTTTTGGGAGCGAACCTTGACCTCAGGGTTGTTTTTATATCTCCTACGAGATCCTTCTCTATATTTATCAATATTTTCTACGAACCATTTTTTTGTCCTTAATCTGTTGCAAATCTTGCAAATATTCATGTGGCGATCAAGTTTATTTTTATCTTTGCTAAACTCGCAAAAGAGTTTAGTTTCCTTACATAAATTGCATATCTTATATATCATCGTATTATCTCGTTGGAGTTGCGGTCGTTGCTGTGCTTTGCGACGACCAAGCCGCCGCTTCGTATTTCTTGCGATTTTCTTCCGAAACTGCGCTTTTTAATAGAGTCTGGTAAGCCGTTTCGTAAGAAAGAGGCATTTGAGGATCGTTGCTTAAAGTACTGCTGAAGTTTCTTTGATACGCCGCGATATAGATCATAGACGCCATAATCAACAAATCAGGAAGATTAAGGCTGATGAACGTCGTCGGGTTAGAGGCGGACATGGATGCCGGGCGGTAGGTTCCGATGATTTCTACAATATACGTCGCATCGGCATATGGCCCGACAAGAAACGTATAGGCGTTTTCACCGTCGCCAAATGGCGCAAAATATTTGGGGACGCCGATATTGGCCGCAGCCCCATAGACGGCATCAAGGAACTCTTTCGTCGTCGGCAAAAGAGGGACTCTGGTGCAGCTCTCAGGGTCTGTCGCCCCCGCCGGGGTCAAAAGATTGATCTGCTCGCTGACGATAAGCGTGCCACCGTCGGACGGAAAGAAGTTGGCCGCAGGAACTGTTATTATTCGCGTGTTGACGGGAATAGAATAATTTGAGTTCGAAACGGACGTAAAAAGAAAATCCAGATCGCGGCAAATACGGTTTTCGGCATATGTGATCATCTGCGGCAGGATATTTACGAACGCCGTGTCCGTTTCCTCGACGACAGCCATGGTCGCGATCTGAGTCTTGTAGCTAGTGGTCCCCGCCACAGATCCGTCGTAGCTCAACCCGGTCGTCATCTATCTTCTCCGCGAAACAACAATATTGTAGACTATGCGACCGGCAAAATCTACGCCCAGCACCCCGTTAAGTCCCGCAACTGTCTTTTGAGGGAAATTATTTCATATGCTATGATCTCTTTGGCCCGCGCGTCCCAGTCAAACTCATAGGCCAGATCGTTTCTTCGACGCCATTCGCGCAATTCTTTCCTTAGCCTGACAATCTCCGCGCCTTCATTCAGATTGATGACGTCGCTCATTTTTTGGCTCCTTTTGCAGGAAGCCAACCGCACTTGAGGGCTACGCCAACGGCATTATGTTCCCGAATCTGAGCGATAGTCGGCGCGGTATCATGCCGGCTGTAGTAGATGGCCTTGGCCGCGGCGCAAAATGTCGCGGCATCAGTCTCTGAGGAAAGGGTCGTCGTCTGGCACCCGGATAGGGTTGCGAGCGACGTCAGCCCGAATAGCTTCACGGGCAGCGACAGCAGTTTGCGCATCCTGCACCTGCTTTCTCAGCGCCTCAAGCTGCGCCTGCGTCTTGCCGGCGTCCACAAGCTGGCGTGCGTAGAGTAGCTCAAATAGCTTGCCAGCGGCCCAGAATAGGCCGCTGATAATGCTCAGAGCGTAAGAAATCACGCCTGACGGTCTCCGCCGGTCACGTTGAAGTCTTTGGCGCCCATAAAGCCAAAGGCGGCCAGAACTTCTGCGATATCTTCTTGCGTGATCGACTTGTTCTGATAGACGCGCCACGCGACATTCAGGAACATGAGGATGCCGGGGATTGAGGTCATCCAGTTTTTGAGAACGC